TCGCCAGATAACCCGGCAGTTGGTCGTAATGTCCGTGCGGTAGCGGGTCGTCATTTTGTATATGCGCTGGGCGTCGTCACGATTTGCAAGCGCAATTTGCGATGCGCTCAAAGGTTCTATGCGTGCCCATGCAGCCAACGGGGCAGACGCGCCGCCATTCCAATTGACCGTCGAGCCTTCGCCCCAGTTGATATTGTTAGTCGATGCCCAATTAAAATTGGTGGATTGATCCCAAGTGGTCGTAATTTCACCGGCGTCGTTGACCGTCTGGGTTTGCAGGAAAATTGCGACCCGTTCGCGCATTTTCCCGACATCAGCCGGCCTCATGCCAGCCTCACAGACCGCCAGTGTTTCAGGATTTCGCTCACATGGGCCGGGACGGGCGAAATACTCCCGGCGGCAATCGGTTCACGATGATCAAACCAGTGTTTCACTAGTATCTTGATTGATGTCAAAAGATCGTCAGGAACCCCAGAATACGGGCTGGCGTCAAATCCCGCCGTAAAGGCGATCTCTATAGCCCCCGTCTGGGCGAGGATAACCACCGGCCAAATCTGGCCCAATACGCGGCTAACCCGGCCCCGCATGTCGGATACTTCGGTGAAATAGACGCTGGGGCTAACGGTCGTGAGGGTTCCGTAAGCGTCCCGCAATTTTACTGAGGTAACAGCCTGAAACGGCCTCTTAGGTATTTCTAACACGGTCGTCGGGGTGACTAGGGAGATAGGCGCTTCCCGCGTTCCATCCCACCAAGGGCCACCAAGACCCTGCCCCTCGCCTTGCGGCCATTTATCCAGAACCACCGTCCATGCCTGCGTCATCAAAGCTAGGCCGGTTTCTTTTTCCACATGGCGGCGCGCGGCTTTAATCAGCGATGTGATCAATGCGTCCTCATCTGGAATATCCACACGGCAATAGGCTTTGGCCTCCTCAAGCGTAACTGGCTCCGATGTGGCGTCGGTTACGAGACGAAGGCGCGGGACAGCGGAACGGATCATGCTCTATCCTTCGGCGGTCTACCGCGACGTTTTGGCTCTTGTTCTTGCCTGAAATGGCCCGCGACCACCCGAGCAACGCCAGCATCAATTAAGTCGCTCGCAAGCTGCTCGTAGGTTTCATGGATAGTGCCTTTCGCCCAAAGGACGACTTTCACACCATCTTCTGCGACCTGAAAGTCGCGGGTCATTTCAATTTGCATTAGGACGGCTTGTAGACGCCATTGCCCTTAACCAGCACAACCGAAATCGGGGTGCCGGTCGCGTGCGTGCCAGAGAAGTCCGCAAGGACTTTCAGGTAGCGCTTGCCGCCGATGTAGCCGAGTTCGGTCGGAGCCGTATCCGCAGCCGCTTTAGCCGCCGTCAGCGAACGAACGATGCCATTCGTAATGCTCGTAACACCGAGCATGTCAGCGTCCGTTACGTTCGTGTAGGTCGTGTCGTCATCCGAATGCGTCACGACGAACTCGATTTTATTCGAGGTCGTAAACGTAATGCCGCCCGCTCCAACCGAAATCAAGATAGCAGCGGAGTTGAAACCGGCGAGGTCAAGAGCCGCCGGGGTATTATCAGCCGTGAGAACCGCAGGCCCAATGACCTGAGTTTCTGCCAGCCGCGAAACAATATCGCGCATCATGGCGAATTATCCTTTCAAAGAGATGAGATGCGGGCCAGATTGCTCCGGCCCGCGTAGCGGAAGTCCTATTAGGACGCGCTGAACTTCAGGAGCTTGTAGGCTTCGTGCATCGTGACCGCACCGCCAACGCGCTTCGTCGTGTAGAAGATCACGTTCGGCTTGCTGGTGTAGGGGTCACGAAGGACGCGGGTGCCGATACGATCAACAATCGTATAAGCGCGGCGGAAGTCGCCAAACGCCATCGAATACGAGTTGGCCGCAATGTCCGGCATATCTTCCATCTCGTAGACCGGATAACCAGCCAGCATCGACGGAGCGCCAGCCTGCACGGACGGCTCCCAAAGGTAACGGCCATAGCTGTCCTTCAGGATGCGCGCCGCAGAAAGCGTGCGACGATTAGCGATCCACGAAGCGCCAGCACGATACGGAGCCTTCAGACCGTAGATCATTTTATAGATCGGGTTGAGGGTCGCAGTCGTGTCAAACGCGCCAGAAGCGCCAGCCGCATAGTAACCAACCGAGCCAAAGGCAAGGTTCGCTTCATCAGCCGCAATCGTCTGCGACAGGATGCCCTGCGGCTTCTTGTTGCCAGTGCCGCTAATGAAAGCAGCGCCTTCCTGATAGGCGAACTCAAGCTGCACTTCGTCCGCAAGCCACTGTTCGATGTTCACGAAGGAGTCATCGAGAAGGGACTGCGTGGCGGTCGGGGAAGCGTAAATCTCCATAACCGGGATTTCGACTTCTTTGAGCGCCGGGGTCGTGGTGCTGGTGCGGCTTTCGCTTTCACCAACCCAACCCGAAGTCGTGCCGTGAATGTTCACGAAGCGACGATAGGACGCGTTCGAGGTCTGGCGAACGGTCGCAATCTGGCGCATCGGGGAGACGAGCTTGATCGTCGCGTCGATAGCCTGATCAATTTCCGGCAGAACGGTAAAACCACCATCCGGCTCCGAACCGACCGAAAGAGCCTTACGCTCAAGGTCACGCAGATCGCGCTCCGTGAAGTCGCGGCTTTCGCCCTTACGGAACCACTCGTTAAAGCGTTTCTCGTAGTCGATGCGTTCAGCCGACTTCTGCTCGCCAGCGGCGGCATGATTGGTGCGCTTCAGGGCAACGATCTCGTTTTCGAGTTCCTTGCGCTTAACGTCCATTTCGCCAATCGCGTCGGAGATGCGTTTGACTTCGTCCTTGCGAACAACGTCATCGAAGCCGCGCTTCGTTTCGGCAAGAGCCGCGTCGTTCTTCTGCTTCAGTTCCTCGAAGGAACGGTTGATATTTTCGATAACATTGGTGATGTCGCCCGCGCCGCCGCTGGCGTCCTTGCGCTCAAGGCGCGAAGAACCAGCCGCCGCCCGGATCGGGTCAACGTGGATGCTCATGATTGTGTTCCGAGATTAAGCGCGAAGCGTATTTTCGAGCTTGCGCAATGCTGCGGCCAATGTGGCCGTTTGTGTCGCAGCATCCTCGTCACGAGGACCAATATCGACGTTTACACCTCCGTCACGGAGGCGCTGTTGGAAAATCGCCACGGCTTTCGTCGCAGACGCCCAAGAGAAACCCTCGTCACGAAGGGATTTTTCCAGTTCTCTTGGATTAAGCTCTTTCATCGCCGTTACAGTCGCCTGATCATTCATCGGGAACGTAACGAGTGAAACTTCCATCAAGCCAAGCTCTTTAAGCTGGCGAATACCGCTGGTTGTATAATCGCTTTCATGCGTCTGATAGCCAATTGACATGCTGTCAATCACGCCCTCTTTCATCAGCGCATAGGCTTCCGCGCCTTTTTGCACTTCACGTAAAACCCGTCCTTTTACGAATAGACCCTTGCTATCTTCAGCAACATGGTTCCAGACGCCAATAGGCTGAGTCACATCATGCTGCCAAAGCATTTTGACGCGGCTGGCAGGACGAGACTGTAAAGATTTGGTAAAAGCGCCCGGCATGACGACATCATAGCCGTTATCGACATTGTTAAAGGTCGATGCGTAGCCCTCAAATGAACCATCGTTTCTAACGCTTTTAGCGTTAAACTCAACGGGAAGGGCTTTTATCTCATTCATGCTGCTCTCGCATATTGTCCATGATAGCGCGCAGCAGCAGAAACATAAGCTTCATGTGCTTCATGCGCCGTATTGAATAGTCCGATATGTAATTGTTTTCCGTCTTTACGCAGAGTCGCGCGCCATTTTTTCGCTCTTTTGCACCATGACGCACCCTTAAGTCCGTTACGGCAAAGGCGTTTGTTGGCACCGTTTTGAGATTTTGTTGCTTCTCGAAGGTTGCTGGGTCGATTATCTTTTTTATTTCCGTTGATGTGATCTATTTCCAGATCAGACCAATACCCATTTTCCAAAGCAAAAATGACTCGATGCACCAACAAAATTGTCCGGTTTACGCACACTTGCAAATACCCATCGGGTCTAGGTGTCCCGGCAATTTCACCAGACCGAGCTTTGCGGCGATTAATCTTATTAATCAGTTGACCAGTATTTTCGTTCACTTCAAATGCTTCACGAATTACATCTAGATCAACTGACTTCATAGATTTACCTTTGGTATTTTGGGGTGCCATAAAACGATACAACGGCAGTTAATCACGTTTCCAGCCGATCCTTTGGGGTCGCCGGGAAATCGCAATCGCTCACCACCGACGATGAAATCCATGTCTTTGTCCACTCTTTGACCGTTTGCTTCATGGTGGGTTGGCCGCACCCTTTGGTCTTCGGTCGATAACCATTCTTTTTCGAGCGCAAGCCCGGTAGCGTCCGCCGCTGCATCCGATCCGACATTTGCCGCCGTGTGCGTTTCTGTTCGGGCTATCGTTTCAGCCCGGCGCTTGGCGATTAGCCCGCCTGTTTCGTCTTTGATCCTGCGGGCCAGCACTCTTGGCGGCTCGTTCTGATCATTGCCCCGAACGATGGCTTTGCGGATTTGCGTTCTGGTGTTTTCTAATATCTGGACGACTTTTGCCGCCGCATAGGACGTTAGCCACGACCGAACCGCAGCCTGCGCGATTTCAAACAAGGACAGAAACTTAGTCTCAAACCCTG